TCCACTGGCTGTGCGTTGCCACCGATTTGTGATTGTGCTGTAGACTTAGCAATAAACGCAACAGCATCTTCAACAGAATCTAATTTCTGTCCTGATGCTCTACTCAACGCATTAAGAATGCCTTGGGTATTACTTTTGCGTATACCCGCTGGGTTTACTTTACTTTCACTTGAAGTATTTTGAGATTCAGTATTATCTGTTCCCACTGCTTCTTCAGACAGGGCTTGTTCGTTGCCAGCGATATCATTTTCATCAATCATTAAATTTTTCCTATTGTATCGTAATAAACGAGTTATTGGTTATTTACCTTCCGGTGCTTCCTGCGCCTTCGAGTAGTTGTACAGCAATTGCTTGTTGTACTGTATATGAGGTTCCAGTGTCTGTTATCGTTACACTGTTGCTCAGTCCTTCTTCGTCGTAATCTCCATCATCAACTCCTTCGTAGTCTTCACCAGTTGGAATTTGTGATTGTAAGTCACGACTCAAAACTTTTTCATTATCATCAGTCATTAATTGCTTAAGTGCTGGGTCTTGTATTGTATCGATGTATGCTTGTTCATATTGCGCCATAGATTCAGATGGCGATAACATAGCAATAATATCTTTTGTTATTAACGCATCAACTATTTCATTCATTGGTGCTAATGCTTTTGCTTCTCTATAGATAGCAAGTCTGTAATTTGTATCGTGCTTATCGTAATCTGTAGAGTATATAATTTCTCCAGCCCATCTCATGTTCATAAAACGAGCCGCATAAGTAAAGATTTGTTCTTCTGTTACTTCCATGAGGCGTGCTTTTGCTTTACATAAGCGATGAAGCGTTTTGCGTTCTTCAATAATAGCAACACCTGATTGTACATTGTGTCTGCTAAATCTCAGTCCACCTAAGCCAGTTAAGTTTTCTATTTGATTCAAAACTTCTGCTTGAAGTTTCATTGTCTTTTCGACATCACCAGTATCTACTGGGATAGTCTCAATTTGTCCTTGAGTTGCTCTAACGATTGAACCAGCTTGTGCTGGTACTGAAACGCCTTTGTCTGCTCTAATTAATGTCTTAGCAAACTGAATAGATGTGTAAGCGTCACATTCTAACTTGTAGTACTCTCTCTGAGCATCAGATGCGGAATCGATCTCTGATATGCCGTAGTCAATACTACGGGGATCCATTTTAGCATAAGCCATAAACGCTGGGAGTCCCATACCTGGTGGGTATGTTCCTTCTGCTAATACTTCTACTTCGCTATTTTCTCTGTCTGATTTGTTAACTTCATAACTGATCCAATACGATGGATAGTCTTGTGTTCCTAAATGATAACATTTAAAATACATACAGTCGTCATCTTCGTTCTCTAGTACTTTGATATACTTTAATATCGGTCTGCCGCCATATACATCGTACTCCCAGTCCCAGACTGCGATAGGATTAACAGCAACTACATAGGGTCTACCTAGGTTGCCGTCACTTTCTTTAGGCATGTCAACAAATACCCAACACTGTCCATAGATAGATGTAAGATCACCTACAGACTCCATGAAGCCATCCATTGTTCTATTGTTTAGATCAGCATCTAATGTTAGTAGTTGTGCCCATTCAAGGTTATCTGGACTAATTGCTACGCCTTGTGGAGTAGCAAACTTGAGGTCCCTTAGGGTGGGAGGTTCGAATAATACATCGTTTATGGTATCAACGACATAGCGACAGATAGGCTGTGCCACTGTATTCTCAATTAAATCTAAGTATAGATTTGAATCTTCTGATGGACGCTTCTTGCGTACCATTCTTTTAAACTCTATTCCACCCAAATATGCCGTTTGATAAGACAGCATCTGCGGAAGCATTGCTGAATATAATGGATTTTGTTTAAGAAGGTCTTTGGACTTCATGCATTATTTTCCTGGAATGTAGTGATGTTATTTAGTATCAACAATGTATTTATATAATAAACTTATTTTTTATGCTTACAATTGTCATTATGCCAACGGACTATCAACCCTGCTTGTGCTACCATATCGCAATGATCGCACTTAATCATACTTCTAAAGCCAAAGTGATTGTGTCTGTTTTTATCAATCATGTCCGCTGTATTGTCTTTGCGTGTACCAGCAAACAAATGATCTGGATTAACACAGATAGGATTATCACAGTGATGTAGTACACATTGTCCTTCTGGTATTGATCCGTTAGCAATCTCATACGATACTCTATGAGTTGTACGCATGTTGCCGAAATCCGTGTCTTTTATCATGCCATAACCGATATTGTTTTTTCCGCCTAGCCACTCCCAACATTTAGTGACTTGATCTTTGAATATGTTCGTGTATAGTCTTTCGTCTATTGGTATTGATGGTCTTCCTCTTTTCATTTTAATCTCCTAAGATTTATTTGTTTTTTTTTCTTCTAGTTCATGCAATCTATCTAATGATTCAAACAGTCTATCAATCTTTGGACCTAATGACTTTGGTCCACCTAAACGGTTATGTTCATAGACAGTCGCAATCAATTCTCTTTTATAATGATTCACTGTAGCTTTATGTTTTTTATATTCGCCAGGCTGAGAAAGATTATAAATGATTCTGCTATAGCGTCTCATTCGGTCTTCTAAGTCTGGTAAACTTTCTACATCACTCTCTTTTGTATCAAAATTGTGTTCTGTCATAATGTATTTATACCTGTTACAAAATTATGTAATTAAAACATAACTACCAAACTACATGATCAACTTCATCATCTCGTTGACCCATGATCTCTTCCCATGTAGGACCTCCCTTGTATAAAGGAGAATAGGGTTTGTGGTCTAGTCCTGGCTCCATTACTCTACTGTATCGTTCATCTTGTCCTACATACTCTGCTCCACCCCAACTATCATGTTGAATAGGAAACAAATGATGAATACCATAACGAATAGAATCACCTAGTCCGTCAATGTGAGAATACTTCGCATCTGTATACTTGACTAACTTCTTACGAGTACCATCTTCAAAGTGATAACTCTGTAATGATTCAATTGTTTGTATATCATAAGGACTTACTACAAGTCCACCACGATTGATGAAAGCATTAGAACTGTTATCTGTATCTGAGATTAATGGATTGCTTCGCTTGTTGTTAATAATAGTAAAGCCATACTTCTCAAGTATCGTTCTATCAGTTACACCGAATGTAGACGTAGTATCACGGTTTGTTTGAGCACCAGACATGTCAATGATTGAGTATATGCGTCTTCGCGGATAGTCTGCTCTGATTGCTTTTGCTAAATCTTCTGTACTACAGTTTTTAATTGCGTAAGACTTAAGTATCTCAATCTGACCAGTCTGATCACCTGGTCTTGTTACTTGTGCTACAGTGGCGCACATGACCCTTTTATTAAAATCGTGGAATGTATAGATGTCACCTAGATTATCAAAGATGTCTCTACAATGCTTTGCTCTATTGAATGTATAAAAGAACTGATCAGAGGTCGCTTCCCATGAACACATATAATCTTGTTCAAACTTTAACGGACTGATCATTTTCTTCTGTTCTTCAATGAACTCTAAATTACCACTACGCATTTGTTTGTAGTTCATATGTCTAACAATGTATCTGTCTGGATTATCTTTTGCAAGATGAAACAAGTCAAACAATGGTCCGTTACCGTTAGGCGTAGATATAACAATCAATCGTCCAGTCGTATCTGCTGATCCTACTCTTGGTCGTAGTCTGTTTGTGATCTCTTGTAATGTATCTTGTGAATACAATGCGGCTTCGTCAGCTATCCATACCCCAACATTCAACCCTCTCAAATTCTCTTTCATCTCAGCAGACTTACAGCGGATGAAGACACCATTGGGAAACTTGATTGTTAGTTCACTGTTATTGATCTCTTTACCATCACGCAGTCCAAAGTGATCCATACATGTCTTCTTTAGCGGTTCCCAGATCAAAGCCTTGATCATACTAGAAGTGGGTGCACTATAAATAACGTCTTTACCCTTATGATACTTCTCATCAGTAGTAAACAAAGGTAACGCAACTGCGGCTAGGAACGTCTTACCACTACCAACGGGTACAACATCAATACAGTGCTTGTCTGTATTCAGCCAATCTTCCATGAT